GAGTCTATGTCTTCTAACACACCACGGTTTTCTGAATACTTCAATCCAGGAACTGATCCTACTGTAAAACTATACACACTTGGATTACGTTCTGCTGTTTTTATGTGTCCACTTCTACTAACACTTGCGGCAGTGGTTTTACGTTTGTTTATTGTTATGTATGTTGCGTTATCTATTATTGTTTGAAAACTCATTATCTTGCTCCTGGTACACTTCTAGCACCTGCTTGGGTGACTGCGTATATAAATTGTGGATCACTTGCTACTAACTGTTGGAAACTAGGTGCGTCAACGGCGTTTATGTTGTATGTTACTTGTCCACCGCCTATCGATCCATTAGGCACAATGTTACCACCTGATCCGCCCATTTGTAGTAATTCTGGGCCTTCTTCTCCAACTAGGTATGTGCCACCTGGCATAACTGGGCCACCTCTTGCTTTACCGGTAAGTTTAAAACTACCACCTGCTGTGAACGTTCCTGGCATACCGAATGCCCCCATAAGTGCTTGTATAATTGGTTGCATAACTTGTAATCTAATTATGTCTGCTATAATTTGTGTGATCATTTTCTTAAAGAAACTTTTAAAGGCATCTCCAGCCTTTTCACCTTCTAGGAATGCTGTTGCTAAGTCTTCACTTAAGGCGACTTGAGCAGTACCTAATGTGTCTATAAAACTGTTTAATCCTTCGTTTTGCATAAATGCTTCGTCTAGATCTCTTACTAATTGAGTATATTCTTCAAAACCTATTTTACCATCTGCTAGGAATTGTTTTAGAATCTCTAGCAATAAATTGTATTGTTCTAATCCACCTGTGCCTAGGTCAATAGCATCTTTAACTTCTCGCAATCGATCGGCAAATGTTTTTACTTCTGTTGTAGCAGTATTTGTATTACTAGCAATGTCGACTATTATTTCATTTAGTGGTTCTATTGCTGGTGCTATAGCATCTGCTTCTGTTCTTAAATTACCTGCTTCATCTGTTATATCAACTAGTAGTGCATTGAATTTACCTAAAGCACTATCTGGTTCTCCATCTAGGCCAGACGTTGTTATGCTTTCACCTGCCTCATTAAATGCTTTAGTTAATACGGCTGTGGTTGCTACTGCGGCAGTTATACCTGCGGCTACTTTAAGTAAACCTACACCAGTTACACCTTGTAAGAATATAAATGCGTTTGCGGCGGCCAATGATGCGGCAGCCATGGCTTTTTGTGCCTTGACAACTATGTATATTGCTGTTGCTACTATAGGTAAATTAGTACCCATTACATTTAGAGCATTGTTCAGTGCTTTAATAGGAGCAAATATTATTGTAAATAAATCAATCAATATTGCTACTGCTCTACCTACTGCTATAAAGCCGTCTATTACTTTACCACCTATGCTTTTTGCTAGTGCGTCTATGTCTGCTTTGTTTTGTCTAAATAAATTTGTTATTGTTAGTAAGAATGCTGTTAGTTCTGGTTTTATAGCATCTCCTAACTCTTTATTGAATAGTGTAAAGGCGTCTCCTGCCTGTGAAGCCGCACCACCTAAACTTAAATTTAATTTACTTGCGGCACCTTCTATTTCTTTACCAAAGTCTTTTAATTTAGTAATAGTTTCATCTATACTAACAGTTACGCCTGCTTTAAATCCTGCGGCAGCCAATACACCTCTTTCTCTAAATACATCTGCGGCACCTGAACCGGCACTAAAGGCTCTTTGTAAACCACTTACAGCAGTTTCAAAAGGTATGTTAAAGTTGGCGGCAATATCTGCGGCTAATTGTATGTTGTCTCTAAATTCTTCTAGGTTAGCACTTACTGTTAATAATGTTGGTGAAGCACTTGCTAATTCGGAAAAGGCGAATGGTAATTCTTGTGCTTTTTCTGTAATAACTTCTAGTGCTCTAGCACCTTTTGCAGCAGTACCTGTTAAGTTGGCTAATGTTATTTCTACTCTTTCGAATTCGGCACTTACTTGTACACTTTTAGTAAGTGTTCTAAATGCTACTGTTAATGTTGCTACGGCACCGGCTACTAATGCCGCAATGCTGATAAATTTTAAGAAACCACCACTTGTTTCTTTGGTGGTTGTGGTGTTTGAGTCCATTTGAGTCTCTAAGTTACTCATGTTATCTTTGGCTTTCCTAACATTTTCTCTAAAGTCTTCACTCATGACCTTTTTCATCATGTTTTCGCCATCGCCTAGATCATCAAATACCTGTTTAGCCGCATCACTCATACTTGTGATGTTTGTGGTTATATTTTCTGTAGCACTTTGTATTGTAGTAGATGCCGCACCTATACCAGCACCAACACCGGCTAATCCTGCTCCCAGACCACCAAGTCCACCTGCTCCTCCGCCACCCAATACACCAACAGTAGCACTGGTGGATGCTACTGCTCTTTTTAATTGATTAAGATTTCTAATGGCATCTTTAATACCTCGATTAAAGTTCTTATCTCTTAGTTGTAATACTACTTCTATTTTCTTAGCCATTATTTCTGTACCCTTCTAGTAAATTTGTCTACAAAATCTTCCATATGTTTCAATGTAGGTTCTGTGAATCCGTTGGGTGCTTGTTTGCTCCACCCAGTATTTAATCTATCTGCGTATGGGTATCTTGATTCAATCTTTGCTGAACTTTTATGAACTGTATTACGTCTAGCATTACCTGTGTCTTTAGGTGTTGCTTTCTTTAACACTGGGAAACCATCATCCATCATTTCGTCACCCATGTCTAATAATTCATTAAACATGGCCTTGACTTCTTTGCTGTTAATCGTTACTTTTATGTCCATAAAAACGTTCTTCCATTGATTTCAAATTGTCGTCACCATACATTCTTCTTTGTTGTGCTTCTGTTAATGGTTGTTTATTCTGTTTAGCATGTTGGATACTTTCCCAATTCATGCCTACATCATACACCATCATATCAAAACTATCACCTTTTTCCATTACAACACTTGGTAGTGTTCCGTAACGTTTAGCAAGGCTATCCAACATCAAGATAAAATTAGTTTCTGGTGACTTCTCGTCTATCGTGTGGCTGGTTACTTTCCCAGTCTTGCGCCAATCAAAGTCATTGCTTCTGTGAGCACATCAATTGGTAATACCATTTCGCCATCCATTACAGGTTGGCCATCCTCATTCACAATGATATCTTTGAGAATAGTCATGTACTCTCCTACATTGTCCTGAGTTGCGTTTGCTAATTTTGTGAATATATCTAGTGATTGTCTGTCGTACATGAAGAATGTTAATTCGTCACCGTACTTCTCTACTAGTTCTTGTTTGCTAATTGTTAGTTCAATTAGTTTGGGTTTCTTTGCTAATTCTGATAATTTCATATCTTTACTCCTTTATATCTCTATCTTTTATATTGTGTATAGCACTTAATGTAAATGCTAATCTATTTTGTGCTTTGGCTAAATCGCCTTGAGCACACCTTATTTCGTTCTGTGCCTTTGCTACTTCTGGCTCAATCGACTGAAGAATCTCCTTCGTCGTCTTGTTGCTCCATATCTCCATCTTCTTTTTCCTGTATATCTATATTTATTTCTTTTTTAGGCATTTTCTTGCCTTTGCTATCTGGTAATACTATACCATGTTCTTTAGCATATTCGTCCATATCATGTTCTACACCATGTACAACGATAACACGATCTTCACGACCTTGCCATACGCCATCATGGTCAAAACTTCTTAAAAATTTATGTTCCATATGTTTCTCCTATAATACAACACCCCCAATATTGAGGGTGTTATATGTTTAAGTTATTTAACTTATACTGTTGCTTTGCTCAACTCGCCATTAACGGTAATTTCTAAAGGTGAAATCCAAACTGCAGCATCAATAGATGCGGCTGCGGCTATTCCGCCGATGAATCCTTTACCTTTAATATAATAATCGCCTGAGTCAGCACCTTCAAATGCCACTGTGAAGAATGTTTCTGTTTTATTCTTACTAGTGTCAAATAGTCCGTCATTAGCAGTTAAATTATTACCTGCTACTGCTAGACCGAAGAATGTTGCTTCGTCGATTAACATATTTCCTGAAATGCTGTTTTCGTTAACAGTTGTGAATGCACTGCTACTGCTAGAATCCAATGTTGAATATCTAACTGTACCTGGTGAAGCATTAACTGTTACGTCTTGCATCAAAGGAACTACCATGCCATCAGTTGCTCCTGGCAGACTGAGTGCTTCGGTATTACCTAATGTTAAAATTGCTTGTGAACCTGCTGTTACGTTAATTACGCCCATTAGTTTCTCCTATTTGTTATACTGTTATGAACTCGAAATCAAACGTATACGTTATGTAGTCTGTTGTGATTTCGGTTTCGGTCACACACTCTTTTGAGTATGGACCAGTTATTTGTAACCTTGCTTCACGAATACTGTTTGTAACAGTATCAATGTCACCGGGTTGATTTTTAGCATCTACTGTGAGATATCCAGTTACACCAGTTAGTGTTTGATACACATCACCATCGAGAGTATTATACAATACTTCTTTGCTAACGTTGTCCTGATCTAAATACAAAGTTTTTTTATTCTTTATATCCAATCTAACATCACCACTTTGTACAAAGGGTAATTCACCACTAACTGACACATTACTGCCACTTAGTGTAGTTGTTAAATTAGTAATCAGTGTATCTCTGAATGCCATTATCTTACTCTACTTATATTACTTCTGCCTCTAGTACGTCTGTTTGACCTGAACCTAACCATTTTTTCATTGGTTTGTACAGTACCGTCATTATCAGAATCGTACCAATCAAGTATATCCATAAGTTCTCTAAATATATCATCGAACTTACCTGAATAGTACTCAATCTTTTGGACTTCTGCTGATTCTGGATTACCAAAGTCAGCAACTTTAGGTAGCAGATACTCCTTCATTGTGTAATAAGCACACATATCAGTTATATCTGATTTTCTACCAATAATAAAGTTCATGTTGATAGGGGGTATGTCATCAATTGAATCGTACCCACCACCAGCATATCCGAGGTATTCTCTCCACCTAGCACTAGCACGGATCTTTTCATTGATCCTGTTAGTTGCTTTCTGTGTCAAGTCCTCTAAGTAATTGTCTAGGCTTCCAGGTGTATCAGGTACATCAGTAAAGTTGACCTCATTGGCCTCAAAGATACGTTGATCCTTGTCCTTTACGTCTACTGCTTCTGCGTAACTAATTACGTTTCCTGCTCCATCTGTGATAAATGCCATAATCTTACTCCTTTAGACCGTTGCTAGGCCTTCTGGAAGGTTATTACTTCTAACAAATTGGCAACCAATTGCCTGTGTGATTAAACCTTGTAACAAGGCATCGTTTGCTAAGTCTTGAGCAACTGAACCAATTGATCCACTTGATGCTCCTAAACCGTTAAGTTCACTTGCTAGTGCAAGTTCTTGTGCGGCGTTAATGAATGCCCAGTAAAAGCCACCTGTTGTAGGCGCATTATCGCCTCTTAGGTTAGCAACTGATTTAGCAATCATGTCTAAGTTAGCATTTGATGTTCCAACACCACTTTCTGTAGCAAAATGTCTAATAAAGTTTTGCTGTCCTGCTGCAACGACTTCGTCAGTTCTTAACTGAGCAAATCCGTTTCTTACTGTAGCAACGATTTGGTGGTTGTCGTTTTGTACGTCGTTAAACATTTTAACTGTTGGTTCTCTCTTACTAGCATATGCAAGTCCTTCTGCACTCATTACTATGCCTAAGTCTGCTGTTGTCAATGCTGTGTTTGCAAAACCATCGTTTGGTGTGTTTACGTTAGCCATATCTGTTTGTGCTGTTACTGCACCTGATACTGCTACTCGGAATCCTTCTTCGTCGGTAACTTTTGCAATTGCCCCACTCAAACGAGTTACGATTGCGTTACTTACAGTAGCCATGCCACCGTCTTCTAAAGATTCTTCTGATACTGTTGAACCAGCACCTTTCTTTGTTACTGCTAATGAGGCTGAACCTGGATCAAAGTCAAAACCTGAGTTAATCAAGTCTGTGTTGTCTGATACTGAACTGTTACCTGCTGGCCAGTAGTTTGATAAAGGAATCTGCATTGTGTTACCAATTGCTCCTTCTAAGTTATAGTTGTGCGTTAATATTGCCGGGTTTGGAAGTAATACTGCATTATCATAAAACGGTATCAAGTCACTTACAACGGCGGAATATAACTCTGCAACTGTTGATGTTCCTATTGCCATAATTTTTCTCCTGTTAAATTATTATGTTTATTCCTAGAAAGTTCGTCTTTGACGATTTCTTTCCATGTGTTTTTTAATCATTCCATCTGTGATTTGTTCACGTGGTAATGATTTGTTTGCATTTCGCACTTGAACATATGCCGCATTGTATTCTCTATCACTTTTGAGTTTACTTTCGACAACTCCTTTACTGTTAGATCCTACGTCTTGCAATGTTCTATCTGCGTCAAATGTATCTACACCCTTCTTAGCAAATGGTAGTCCTAATGTTTTACCAACTACTTCTACAGCAGTTTTGTAATCCGGGCGGTCCCCATCTACTGTTAAGAAATCTTCACCGTTTTTGATTGCGAATGTTTCGCCTTCTACTAACAGCATGTTTCTTGCTTTCATCAAATCAACCACAGCATCTTTTTGCTCTGGCTTCCAACTAGTAGGCATATTATCTTTTAAAGTTGATACATGCTCCTTTACAGCATAGTCTGTTCTGACTTTGCTTAGTTCTGCTTTCAGTTCTTCAACTGTTGCTTCTCTCTTTTGAACAGCACTTCTTAATGATTCAACATCAAGTGTGTTATTCTCTGGGGTAGCACTTCGCAGTTCTGTGACTACTTGTTTAATTTGATCTAAACTGTCAACATCAAGATCACTTAGTATTCTACTTTCGATATCCTTTTTGGCAGTTGCGGCTATTCTGTTTGTGTCATCTCTGGAATAAACTCTTACTCCGTCAACGTACATTTTAGAATCACGCACTTCTACACTAGGTGCTCGAGGTGTATCTACTACATCTGATTTTTGGTCTTGTGATTGTACCTCAGTATCAGTATTAACTGGTTGCACTGTTTCACCTGCAACTGGCGTATCTATATTTTGTCCTTCCGACATTATTTTCTCCTATTGTCCCTGAGTTGGGGTATTATCAAGATTGTTAAAGGCCTTGATTAGTAGATGTACTAGACATCAACTCCTCTAACCTAGTGCGAATCTTGTTACGCATGTTTGTTTTAAATTCTGGTTCGGCTACCATTGCTCCAACGGCCGCCTCGTATTCATCATGTGTGGCAAATGGCATGTATATAGTACTACCATCTTCTCCCTCATGACTGTGTGCGCCAGTTCCTCCTAATCTGTTTGCTTCTGCTATTGCTTCTGCTTCAGTGGCATATTCTGGTACATCATCGCCACCTCTAAATAATTCGTCATACTTGTTAACAACACTCATTAGTGTGTCAATTTCTTTTAATTCTGTTTCTAATGCTCTTTTGTTATACTGTCTGCTGTAACTTATTCTGAAATCATCTGGTCTTTGTTGGTTAGTCCAATCAAAGTATATGTTGAATAATTTTGCTTCAGTGTTTTCTAAGTTAGTTGCTTTCTTACGGATAAGTGCCGCAAGTTTGTCGTCGTATATTTCTATTTGTTCGCCACTGTTACTTGCTTTGATTAAGTCTTCTGAACGTAACATGGCTATTTGTGTTAGTTTGTTTAATTTGCTGTCTATGAGTTCACGTATTTCACGTATGTTGTCTAGACTAGGTGATACAAACTCAAACACATAGTTTTGATTATCACCTGTTAGGCCGCCTTGTACACGGCATATGCCACCTGGCTCTGCGTTAACTTGACCATCATTAAGTTGATCAGTGTTTTCGTCAATTACCAATGTAGGGTGTGTGCTATATGTGATAGCACTATATATTTCAGCATTGTCACCATACACACTACGTTGTATTTGAGCAACATCCATAATAATTGTTGAACCAACGTTGTTGTATACAGGCACATTCTGATATACTGTTACAATTGGTATGTAACCTAATTCATTTTCTTGTCTAATACGGTATGTGCCATCTTCTAGTTGTTCTAGATCTGGTGAATCTACTGGTGGCTGATAATCGCCATCTTCATTGTCTTCATTGCCTATAAAGATAGTATCAATATATTCATCTGTTAACACTCTGTATACACTATGGTAAGCACTTGCTTCTACACGAATTACCATGCTTTCTAGTGCTAGTGTTCCGTCTGGGTTATATCTATAACTCCAATTCGTAACGTCCTCCGGAGTATGTATCTTAAACTTTGGTACATCACTACCAATTGGTTTATAACAGCCGATGTGTAAAACACCATACACAGTGGTTAGCACATCTACTTGGCTAAAAAATTCAGATAGTGAATTTCCGGCCCCGTCTACATCTTCGACGAACGAATCCATTTCTGGCTGATCGCCTAAGTACCTTTGTGGGGGATTACGGAATAGGATAGAATTATATTCCGAAGTAATTAACTTAACATAATTATACCATGGTACCGAGTCTAACTTCTCTTCGTAGAAACTACCACTCAGTTTGTCTTGACCCCTTACAGTTTCATTGTAAGTGCTACCTTGCGTAACTTTGGCTTTGAATTTGGCCACATAAGAGCCGTCATCTGCTCTTTCATATGTGTTAACCATTTCTGATGGTGTGTTAAAGTCTACTTGATATGCTCGTAGATAATGGGCGTCTTTGTATTCAGGCCCACCGTGGTATGAATTGATACACAGTCTCCAATCACTTCTATATCTATCATATAGATTGTGAGTAGACGTGATATAGTTTAGATAATCACTCAAAGATATCTCCGGTTATTTTTTATTGTTGTCAACAGCATTATTTATCACTTAATTGTAAATTTATAGGTTAAAGAGGTTGACCTAGGTACTGTTTTATAGTATAATAAGTTATTGACACAAGCAAAACGTAAATTGCTAATTATTGCTAAGGGTTGCTAGTGTTATGTATAAATAATATTGCGGACGGTAATCAAGGTTACATGGACGCAAACAACAATTATTCTTTAAGGAGAAATATATGAATAAACCAACCGCCGGATTCTTCGGCAAAATAAACCCAATAGCCAAAGAAGTAAACGATATATTCGATGGCGTCTATGCTCAAACCCAATCATTTGCCAAGAATACTAGTAGTGCCATTAATGGTCTTTTAGTTAGTGGCGATGCTGGCACAGGCAAAACATACACAGTTAAGAAAGCATTAGTAGACCTAGGTGTAGCAGGTAATGTAGAATACATAAAAGGTGGTAAAATAACAGCCGCCAGTCTTTATGTTAAGTTATGGTTAAACAGAGGCAAACACAGAATCATTGTGTTAGACGATGTTGACATTATACATCATTCAGAAAAAAACAAAATCATACCAATGATATTAGGTGCTTGTGATTTAGGTCACAACAGAGAAGTAAGTTGGGAAACAGCAAGAGCAAATGCCTTAATGGAAGAAGTAGGTGCTCCTATGAACTTTAACTTCAATGGCACACTTATTTGGATAACAAACGACACAATAGATGATATTCAAAAAAGTTGTAAGCAATGGAAGAGTGCTCTACTAAGTAGATTCAATGTAGCAAGATGTTACTTCACAGATGAACAAAAGTATATGTACACTATACACTTATGTGAAAATGTAGGTATGCTTAATGGTTCATGTCAAGATCACAAACAAGCAGACGGTACACCTGGATATCCAGAAGATGTGATTGACAACACTATAGAATATATGTATAATAACTATAGACAGTTAGTAGAAATAACACCTCGTATTGCGTTGCGTATAGCAGACACATATCATTATACTGATAAAAATATGTTAGACAACGTGTTACAACAAATGTGGAAATAATGGGTAAGGACAAAGATAAGAAACACATATCCTTTGATGATGTACAATGGGGGAATCAGGAAACTGATTCCGTCAGCCATGATGATATGCTTGACATCAATTGGAATAGGAAAAGAACAAAAGCCTTAAAAGAACATCAAGCAAAAGTAATTTCTGAAAAATATAAAGATAAAGATTATAAAGAAAAGTGGCATAAAGCAAACAACGAACGTTGGGAAGATCCGGAATTTCGTGAATTTAATTTAGCAAAAATGAAGGCTGGTCACACGCCTGAAGTAGAGCAAAGAAGAATAGAAGCATCTAGAAATAGTGAACTCCGCAAAAAAGCAATGGCAGATCGTTGGGCAGATCCAGAGTTTAGAAAAAAGATATCGGAAGTAAATAGTAAACCTATGTCGCAAAAACAAAAAGACCATTTAAGTGCTATCCAGTTAGGAATACCGTTGACAAAAGAAGCATTACAAAAACGTAATGATACATACAATGAAAGACAAATGTCTAATCAAAAGGTTAATAAACAATGTAGAAGTGTGAACACACCAGATGGCGTTTTTAACAATTTTGCCTTAATAGTAAAACATTTTGGTATCAGTAAAAATACAATAATTAGAAGATGTAGGAACCAAGATCCTAAATTTGCTGAATGGTATTATATAGACTAAAGGTTGACAAATAACCGTTATTTTAGTATAATAAGATAAATAAAAGTATAGGAGCATACTATGAAAAGAAAATATACACAACATAAAATACAAAGTTTCGAAAAGAAATGGGGACTACGTTGTAACGAGATTGCTGAAATGGAAGAAACAACTCCAGAAGCAATTCGTATGCGTGTTAAACGTTTTGGTTCACCATGGCAAAGACGTGGTAAACCCACAATGTTTGAAGCAAAGTATGGCAAAACAATTGGCCAGTTAGCATTAGATCTTAACGTACATCCACAAACATTAGCAAGGCGTGAAAGACTACACGGTGACGTATACTATGCGCCAGACGTAGGCAGAGGTCTTAGACACAAGATTATGAATCCAGATGGTTATCATTGGACAGTGAATCCACTGTGTCCTAAGTTTAGAATAGAAAGCACTTACATGGATCAATACGATGAGAACAAAAAGGTCTAGACGCAAGGTTTGGATCAATGGTCATTTTGTAGATAATCCCCCCACTGAAGGTTATAAAAAGTTTTTACAGGCAACACTACCACATATAGAGCCGGATATAAGTGGCATAGATCAACCCAGTCTGCGTGAGTGGTTAAATAGTGTGGAGGGTGTTAACAATGAAGATGACTAAAGATCAACATGAAAGTTACAAAGTGGTATTCATGGCAATTGCCAAAGACTACTTGGATAATCCTACTACAAAGAAACGAGTAGAATTAAGCAGGCTAGTAGTAGAAACATTACAAAAAGATCCTCATCTGTTAGCATGGTTTAACACTATGTTTTGGTGGGAAAATACCGATGATGGCATTAACCTCACATACAGAAATAAGATTCCTAAGATTCCTTCTTGATACGCACTTCACTACCATATCCTACCAGTATACACATCACAGTTAGTATGGTAAAGTAAGGATTTAGATATCCTAATATTTGTCCCCATAACAAACTGAGACCTGTTAGAGTCATTGTGTTAAATGCTGTTGATATTTTTTCTGTTGGTAATTTCATTCTTTATCTCCCTTTATTAATTCGGCTTTGAGGCCACCATAGTGACCCATTTCATATTGTACTTCACGTCTGATTAATTCTGCTGGCCCATGATATTCATAATCCTTTGTAAACGTATAATTCATATCGGCAGGTGGTGCGTTTCTGTATGTGATGCGCCATGTTTGATACACAGGTTCTGTGGTTTCTTCCAACACCCTATTGCCATTAGATACCGGCCTATACGAAACTGGTATTTGTGTCTGTGCTTTGGACATTACGGAACTCCGGTTTCAATTCTGGCTTTTGTGTAAATCCTGTATCAGCAAATAGTTCTATGCCTACTTTGGATAACAATGGTGCCAGTAAAACCATTTGTTCAAGTTTAGAATACTTTGGTCCTGTATACTTCTTGTTCTTTCTTTTAAGTGATTTTGCGTGTCTTTTTTGTGCTAGTGTTTTATGTTTCATATATTCTCCTATATAGATATTTACTACTCTCGGTTGTTAATGTTATCTCTTTGCGGATATTCTGTATCATCTAAACTTTCAAGTGTGTTTGGAAACTTTTCATTTACTTGTTTTACTTTCTTACCGAATATGGCATCCCAGTTGTCACTGTACTTCTTATCATCTTGACTACTGCGTCTACCTGATCCTTTGCCTCCATGCCAATTGCTACTCTTCATCAGCATCCTTGTTTACTACTTTGCCGTTTACTCGCATTGTGAACTTTGGCTTAGGCTTATCTTCTTTGTTACCCCATTGTATCTTATCGTAGTTGTCTTTGTACTGTTGATCATTGACACCTGTATTGATAGCACTACTAGGACCTAGTCCTTGTGTCTTATCACGTTGTGCTCTTAAGAATGGATTCTTAGCAATAATGCTTTCATTCTTCTTCCACTGTGATGTTTTCTTATCTGGGGCCTTACTCCATGCTTTGTTGCCTTTTCCTGTTTTCATCTTGGTCTTACTCCTGCGTTTCTAAATCTATTTGTTGATGTTGTGTTAAATTGTGTTTGCTGTATTGGAAACAGTTGCCATACAGCATACTTTAGTGCGTCAAACATATGGTCATATCCTGACTTCTTATCTGGCTGTCTGCTACCCTCGATATATGTAAACTTGTTCATACTGTCTATGGTATGCTTACATTTAGGGTCAATGAATAATCTGGTTTCACCATTAGTGTTACGCAATCTACTGTTTACTGCGGCAATGGCATCCTTTACAGGTGGATTCATTTTTGGTGTACGCACTTTGAATCCTGAATTATGTAGTATAAGGTGGTCAGTCATACCATTAGCACTTGTTTTACGTTGTGAACCTGAGGCATCTGGATAAACAAACACCTGTCTACGCACACCATAACGACTTTGTATTTCTTTACACATATCATGTGTGCTGGCATTCATTAACATTATTTCATCTACTACATGTAGTTCATCACGTGATTGAATCATCACACAGGCACTAAAGAAGTCACTGTTAAAGTCCATTCCTATGTGTAGTGCGTTACTGTCACTTATACTTGGTGCTACACGGATATTATCTTGACTAAATGCGTATGCGATTTGTCCGGCAGCATCTTCAAAGGTGGCGTTATACTCTTGGTTAAATGTTCTTTCTGGTAAGTCACGTTTGGCGGCTTCTATCTCATCTTGTGCTACATTGCCACCTTGTATAGTTGTATACTGATGACTGCTCCAATCTTCTAAACTGTTAGCATTGTTATACATTTCCCAAAAATGGTTTCTACCATATGGTGTGCCAATGAATAAGGCATGTCCTTCTGTGTCTGATAATGTAGGACGTAATACACTTTGAAATGTTTCTGGGTCCATTGAAGCAAACTCATCAAACACTATGAAGTTCCATTTAGTACCACGTAATGCTTCTTTGTTGTCTGAACTACGCAATGCTATAATTGAACCATTTACCAGTGTTATCTCTAAGTCACTTTGATTAATCTTCTTTACCCAGTTGCGTTCTGTGAGCATTTGAATAAGATCATTCCATACTACATTCTTTGCTTGGCGATATGTTGTTGCTATGTATAAACAACGTTGATGTGGGTGTCTAGCAAACTTGGCTAGTTCATTGATAGCAAGATATGTTTTACCGAATCTACGTCCAGCAACCACTGTTCTAAACCTTGCGGGGTCTTTGCTTATTGCTAATTGTGGTGTTGTTAACTTCATATCTTTTGCCTATAAGTTGTTAGTAGCATGTACATTACCAATGTATTCTAGAGATGAATAATAGGTTGGCAAATGTTTTTGAACCTCTCTAGCCATGCTACTAACAGTATTATTTATTATCTTCGTCTAACCATGGTAACACTTGACTACTGTCTGTGTTAACAGGATTCTCTGCTTGTCCTAGCATTTGTTTGCCTAACCATATCAGCATAGTCTTATCTCCATTGAGTGCTAAGTCCAATTGTGCTTTACGCAAACGTTGTTTAGTGATTATTTTGTTTTTGTCCACTATATCACGAAAGTTGTCCATAAAGGTCTGTAAGGGCACCCCATAAAAGTCTGCCATTTCTTTGTTTGTACAGTGGTATCTGCTTAGTTGTGCTACTTCTTCTTCACTTATAACTGTTTTATTACGACCTATAACACGACCTGTTACTGTTTTTTCACCATACTTGATGTTCTTTACACGGTAATGATTGTCTGTGGGTTCAAACTCATTGTTGATACTACGCATAACACGTTCTTGTTCTTCACTGCTTAGTTCTTCGAATCGTTTAGATCCCGGTGATTGAGTATCTGGTGTTAATGGTTTGCTATCTGAAAAGTCTTCATGTTCAGTTGACATTGCGTTCTCCTGTAATCAGTGTTCTATTCGCCACTGTATGCGTTGTGTAAGTATTTATCATTTGTTGGCATTGTAATAGGGATTTCCCCACTTTCTTAACCTATTTGATAAGTTGCCTGGTGTTATGCCTAATTTTGTTGCCAGTTCATCTCTGCTCATACCATATTCTTTTCTGTAGTTTATGCCTTTAAGTCTACCACGTGCTTGAGCATCTAAACTGTTTTCTTTGTGAGTGCCACAACGTAAGTGTTCTGGATTACAACATCTCCTATTATCACAACTGTGAAGTATTATGGTGTCCTTTGGCATTCTGCTGTAATGATATAGGTAACTTAATTTGTGTACTGTTATAAGTCCTTTGTTATTGGGTAAGTCTGTCATATGATCACAACAAACCATACCATATCCAGCACTATTAGTATGTCCAGGCCATATCCAGCAATCATTATCATCTACCACTAACCTCTTAGAGATAGACTCGAACTTGTCTTGTATATTATCTAACTTTGGTCTACCCATAACTGTTCCACATATAATGTATATTTATTTACTCAGTTAGTTTGAACCAACATGTTAATTAGTAAAAGGTCTAAAGACCTAATCAATCGCAAACAAGTTGCTTCTTGATTAATTTTTTTCTTCTATTATTTTTTTAACATGATTTTTGGAGTTTAAGTCAGAAGGAACTATTACAGTTCCCTCCTCATGATTTATTGTATGTCGTCGCCATGATAGGAAGCAGGTATTTTATTATACACAATGTCCAATGGATCTCTTACTCACTCCACACCTGCTAAGGCCTAGTATATGCTTCGTTCTCTACACATATATTGTTTATGAACTTGTTTGTGTTCTCGACATAACAGAATAATGTCTTACCTCAATTCTTACAGTGGTATGCTGTGAATCTCAGTTTTAAGAGTCTATACATTGTTACACATATAGCCTTGATCTCTAGCCTATTATTTTCTGGCGGCTACCCTTACGTTCTGTTTGTTATTAGTATCTTTTATTATTGCCTTGATGAGTGCCAATTGTTTTGTTTGAAGTGTGATGTAGTTTTCAGTGCCATAAAAGGTTTTTGAAAGTTTTTGTAGTGCCTTGTGATTTCTGCTTGCCATAATGCTTATTTGCCTTGTAATACACATATACTTATCACATACTGTCAAAACACCGCAAAAAGACGGCATTTTGAGACTATTTGATAAATATTATTGCATTAACAAATAATCAATAGCAATATTCTTTATATGCTAATGCCATTTTATTATGGAATGTAGTAAACATCCTTTCTTTAAGATTGTGATCCATATTTGCCAAAATTCACGTTTACTACAGACATAG